TAATGATTCCGACATACCAAGTTTATACCGTCAGTGTGATATGGCAATGGAGATGATTAAATGCAAAAAAGAAGACACTCAGTACTTGAGCAGGTAGTTAACCTCAGCATAGGTTATAGCATTGCGGTGTTCACGCAGATAGTTATGTTCCCGATGTTTGGAATCTATGCCTCCGTAGGCGACAACATGATAATAGCCGCAGTGTTCACTGTTATCTCTTTCTTCCGGGGATACGCTGTTCGTAGACTTTTTAACTGGTTACAGATGCAAGAGGTTCTGAGATGAATGCCTACCGGGAAGGCAAGGATGCTTGCTTCCACGGGGATAAGGAAGAGGACAACCCATATGAAGAAGGTACCGAGGCCAGTGAACATTGGCTTGAAGGTTTCTTCCACGAAGAGGTCATAGAGAAGACTCATAAGGGGAGACAGGAATGGCAGTGAAGAAGATACTTGAGAGGGATATTAAAAAGTACCTATTGAAAGAGGTAAAGATCCGGGGTGGTATCGCCCGGAAAGTTAACTACGAGAATAGGAAGAACGCGCCAGACTGGCTAATTATTTTGAACGGAATGATGTTGGTAGAGTTGAAAAAGCCGGGAGAAAAACCGACACCCGCGCAACGACGAGAGATAGCTGACATTGTATCTAAAGGAGGAAGGGCCGGATATGTAAGTAGCTTCGACGAGGTGGATAGACTGATGCACCACATGCGCCCCCGGCTCTTACCTTATACGGTGTTTAGTCCTAGTACCCGATGAAGAAGGATGAGAAGTACAAGAAGCTATTCGTGGAGTCAGGTTACGGTGCTCTTATAGCTCCCAAGGAACCAGAGGTCGAAGCCGGAGAACCAAAGACATGTCATACTTGCAATGAACACCCGAGACATTTACTTAAATCTGGTAAATATGATGCGTATTGCCCGAAGTGTAGGTCTGAGATTAACAAAAAATATGGAACAGCAAGGAGACAAAGGATGAAC